GATCCATCAGCTTTTGTATTCTCGTGTAGTTCTGCTAGAACAGGTGTAGGTATCTTCCATTTAAGTTTAGCGGCTTCCATAAGATAGTGGTATCTTTCGGGAAACTTTTCTTTAAACCATTCTGTTGCGTGTAGTACGTCTTTATGCCACCAATGTAGATGATAGTAGCTAGATAATACTTTCATATTAGTAGGGTCAAGTTCAAATGCTTTGTGTGTACCTACATTTAAAACGTGAGAAGCGTGACAATCAGACCCCGAACATTCTTTACCCGAATATTGACAAGTATAATTGTCACGTTCTTTAACACACAACTTTGCTTTAGCCACTAATTTCTTAATGTACCAAGTTCGGTTGTGTGGTAGTTTAGGCATTAGAAAGGCATATCCTCTTTGGATTCTTCACCCGAAAAGTCCATAGCCACTTCATATAGAAAGTTCTCTTGTTCTTCCCAGTCCCAAACCTCTTTACCTTTTACAGTTTTCTTGGTTGGTGGTGGCATACCATTCGGATTTTCTTTTGTGAAGTTCATTAATACCTTATCACCATTTTGTTTTGCATATAAAAAATGACGTTCTCTTTCTCTGTCATATCCTATACCCAAGAACAAAGCTTTACTCTTATCTATGTTAGGCATACGTTTAGCATACTGTCCAAAGAACTGTGAGTCTAATGGTATCTGAAGTTTAAACCTTGCACCCTCATCATCTTCTAATTCAGTTACAAAGTTTGTACCGAAGTCTGACTCATCAATGTATGATGATTTGATAAGACCCTCGATACCTGTGTATTGTAATTCTTTGATTACCTTACCTGCATTAGCACCTTTCTCAAGTGTGCGTTCTACTGCGTTAGGATCATCTGCTCCTTCAGGTAATCTGATTGTGAATCTTCCTCTTACTATTGTTACTATCTTGCTTGTTCTTTTTGATGTGTTTGTTAATCCCATCTGTTTCTCCTTATGTTTTTTATAATATTACATTTATGTTTGTTTGTGTCAACACTTACTCCCAACGCAAGTGTTTAAATGTTTGTGTTATCTTATCAAATTCAAGACTAGCTACTGGAGAAAGACCTTGTCTGTTCTTTTGAAACTTGGCTATAACGTGATCGCCTGCTATGTTACTGTCTTTACTTATTCTTTTACCACTTACATTTATATCATCTATAACTGTTTCAAGATAAAGAATTACATCAGCAAAGTTTTCAACGTCACGACTCCAAGCAACCTGTCCTTCACTATTTGGGTGTGCAAGTATTATTATAGGTACTCTTAAATCATCTCGTAAATCTCTTAATCTACGAATGAAGTGGTCATACATAATAGTTTTTGAATCATATCTTTTACCGCCGTCGTTAATCGAAAGTAAGTTATCAATAAAGATTGCATCAACACCACTTCTTGACTCTGATATAGCCCACGCTCTTATGTCATCAATACTCATACCTTTATCTCTTACACATAAATCAAGAGTTTTAATACGTTGTACTGCTTCTTTTGATTTATTTACTTCTTCGACGTTGGCGTGACCTCTGACCCTCATCATATATGTATTGATTTTGCCAAGATAAGCTATCATTCTTGGAAGAAGTTCGGGTTTAAGCATCTCTATACTAGCTAATGGTGTTCGTTTAATTTTGCTATGCGAATCTAATATCCATTGCAGCATCAATGCTGTCTTACCAGTTGATCTTGGTGCGTGAAATATCATAAGTTCACTACTCATTTTACCAAGATGTTTTGTCCACTCATCACACCACCAATCAAACTCACCAACCTTTCCATCAATACAATCTTGAATAAACTTCTCGCCCATTTCTTCAAATGATAAGTCTGTATTTATATTAGCTAAACTTAATTCACTTATAACTTTATCAGCATTACTTTCTCCCTCGTATGTTTTATCCAACGCTTCTGATAATATTTTTATCTCTCTGCGTAGATTGGATTTATCCAACACAATACTTTGATAATGCTTTGAATGACTAGGAACAACAACAACTCCTTGTAAATTAAGTAAATAGTTTTCACCACCTACTTTATCTAAAAAGTTATTGTCATCTAAATAATTTCTAATTGTAATTGTATCTAGCGTAAGATTATCAACGTACATATTTCTTAATGCTTCAAACAATACTTTATGTTTATGTTCATAGAAGTCATCTTTAGATAATGTAATTTTAGGAAAGGTTTCTGTTGGGTCTAAAAGAATAGAACCTAACACACCTTTTTCTGCTTTTAGGTCGTTAGGCAATTCTCTCATATACTCCTTATCTCCTTTCTTTCAATCTCATCTGCAAAGATTTTGTTAGTAGGATTAATCCAGCCTTGAAAGTCTTTCCTATATTGATACTCTCTACTACTTTTATAGCTATGAATATTGTCGTGAACTAACTGCTGATCTTCAGTAGATAGTTTTTTCCAATAACGTAATGCTATTTGTTTGTTACCTTTACGTTCATAATCTACCCAACATTTTTCAAACAACTCTATGTTATAATTCTTTTGATTCTCTTTCTTATGGTTAGTGTCCAATTTTTGAACGTAGTCTTGTTCAATATCTGAACGTAGTTTACTGCCTTTAATGAACACTTTGTATTGATTACGAAGATAACCACCTCGACCATTATCTGATTTATCTTTGAATATATAACCCAAATTTTCTAACTCGTTAAGTGTTTGTATCATTGTTGTTCTTGACTTGATACCTGTTTCTTTGCATAACGTATTATGACTAGGGAAACAAGCACCTGTCTTACTATTAGTATGATAGATCAACCAACTTAAAACTACTTGTTGATTGGGTGTCATACCCTCTATTAGTTTAGCTGGAAATATTCCAAACTCTCCTCTTTCATATATCATTTTATTCTCCTTAATAATAATTACTTATATAACAACCAACGCATTCCATAGCTTTCTTAATATGTAAACACCCTTGATAGTTACTCTCTATTTGTTCTCTTGTTACCCACTTGGTAGCAAATCCTTGTTTGTTATCAGCACCAAACGCAACAACCATTGCACCCTCAATATCTTGATCATCAACCTTACTGTTCATTGCATAGATACTAATTTGCATTTCGTGTTTCTTGCTTGGCTTTCTACTAGACTTCCAATCCAACAAACAAGGGACACGTTTACCTTTGTATTCTATATATCCTGCAAAGTCAGGCTGACCTGTAACCATAAGGTTATTATCATAAAACCTTTCTTCACCCCAAACAAATTCGGGTTGATACTTTTCTACAAAGTTATCCAAACCTTTAGGCAAATGATCTACGTCATAATCTTCTTTACGAAAATAACATTCAATCGCATCGTGCATTATAGTTCCATTTTCCGCAGCGAGATTGAGTGCTTCTTCGTATGCTTCGTATGTATCGCCTTGACCAAACGCCCACTTGATTAATCCCTCACTACTTCCATATGGGTCAAAGTATTTAAGGAACTGTGTACAACGAAGATACTGACCGCCAATGATTCTGCCATTGTCTAGTTCAACGTCACCTATCTGGAATGTCATAGCTTGGAACTCACCAATGTGTTGCTCGTTCCACTTTATGTCGTTGTCATAATAAGCATAGTCAATGATAGTAGCTGTGCCATATTCGAGTGCGTACTTCTGTGCTTCTTCTGATTTGGGAACATAACCTATATGCTTGTCCTTGTACATAACCTTGACTGCATTTGGGTCGTGTTCGTTTGTTGGCTCTGCTTCAAAAGAAACTACACCACTAGGGCGTAGCTTCTTGATGCTTGGGTTATAGTTACTAGCAAAGGTAACTCCTACTAATCGTAGCTTCATTTAGCCACCTCATCTTCCATAACTTGCTTGGTAAGTTTGATTCTATTCTCTACCATTTCTAACTCAAGTTCTGATTTAGCAAGCGATTCTTTTGCCCACTTAACGTCACTTAATTTAGATTTTTGTATATCTTCCAGTCTTTTTAATTCATCTTGTATCATTTTATTGTCCTCTTTTATAGTTAATTTCTTGTTGTGCTATGTCGTTGTTCCAATCTTGTTGCTTGTATTCATCGACCCTACTCACATACTTATCAAACTCTTTTGAAGTTATAAAGTGTGCGATTGTTTCAGCTTCTTCAACTGAATATTTGTTACCACTAATGTTGTATTCATCAGTTGATTCAATGTATTCTAATTCTAATTTACTCATTTATTTATCCTCTCTTTCTAATTGGTCTGCTACATAGTTGTCATAAAGGTAATCTTCTTTACCGCCCTCATACTCTCTAGCTTCTTTATCTTCGTCGTATTCTTCAGCTTCATCTAATGTATAAATAACTGCAACGTCTACAGTCCAAAGTCCTTGTTCTTTTTTAACTCTAGATATTTGATTCTCTAAAACAAGTGGCTCATCTCCTTGCTCACTTGTTGTATGAATAACAACTTGGTCTGTATCTTTAAAACCACTATTCAATAATTGTTTTAACTGACCAACTGTTAATGGTTTTGCTTCTTGGCTTACATAATTTTTATATTTCATTTTTTTATCCTTTATGTTTAATTAAGTATTCGTTGGAACAATAGGAAACTCCCAATAACATTTGCAACTGTCGTTGTTTGTTTGTGGTCTGATTCGATTTCCAAGAGCGACTTGTACTTTCCATTTGCCCACAGTCCTAGTTGTTCTAATGAATACTTAATTTTTATTCTTTAATTAAGTTATCATCTAATGGACATATTGTCAATAACTATTTTACATTTATTCCAATAACTATCTGTAAGGTGTGGTTTAAATATCCAACCACTCCCACCATTATGAAATCTGCAAATGTTCTCTGCCGTTAATGGTAGGTTTCTTTTCTTACACCAATACGTTGTATAAAGCATAACTATCTGTTCAGCTTTCTCTACATCAAACGCATCTTGGTGTGTAAAGTTTGTACCTTGTGTTCGGTTTACGTCATCAATATATATTTCCCATAATTGATATTGTCCATAAGCCTTGCCATTATCTCCTATTGCATCTGGATTAAGACCGCTTTCTATCGTTCCTATAACTAATAATAATTTAGCCCACGTCATTTTTATTTTCCTTCCTTTATTAATTCAATTACTTGCTCAAACCAATCAACTAATTTGCTTGGCGTATATTCTCTTTGTTTTTGCGTGCATCTTGTTGTGTCTTTTACATTACCACAGATAGAACGTCTTTTACCTTTTTCACAATAATGTATGCTTGTGTCTTTTGGCGGTAAGGGTGGCAATTTATCTTTAGATATTCCATTGATATAAAGAGTTGTTTCCTTGTGTGCAACGTGTCCGAAATCATATTGGTCAATTGTAATTAAGAATCCTTTATTATCATCTTGAATATGATTTTTAAACAATTTTGATTTACTAGGGTGTTCTAATATTCCGCCATTCTTCTCAATTATTTCCAATGAGAATATAGCAAGATACATTTCTTTCGCTCTGTCTTCAATAGTATATTTGGAGTCACGCATAGCTAAATGGGAAAGATTTCCCCAAAGCCTACAAGGTGGGTGTGCAACGATTGGGTCATTTCCATCATAATTGAGAGCGTTCCTTTTCTTATCGTAGCAATCCCAATTATCACGCTTTTTATAGTCTGAATCCTCTCTTACAAACAATACTGTATTCATTATTTTATCCTCTTTTCTTTTTTAAGTTCCCTAATTATTTTTGATACGAATATATAATTAAACCTCTGATTTTTTTCGTAACCATATTCTAAAAGATTGTTTACAGTCCATTTATCTGGATCAGTATCTTTTAAATCTTTTACAATATCTTTTAAACTCATTGTTCCAAAGTACATTTTCGTTTCTCCTATTTTATATTAAGTTTTCGTTTGCGTATTCAATTAATTGATTGCTTATTAAATTAATATCTTGCTTTTTACTATTTAATAAACTTGTAGCTAATGAATAAAACTTTTCATCATTTAAACATTCGTGAAAGCTTGCATATGTTTCGCTTTCAAAATTTCCAATAACTGTATTTAAAAATATATCTTGTTCCATTTTTCATTCTCCTAATTTTATAACCAAATATTAACGTAATAATAATCGTTTAATTGATTCCATTGTTTTTCGTTCATTGCTTTGCTTTTATTAATTGCAATATCTTTTAAATATTCATATTGCGTTTTTGCTCTTTTTACTTCTAATTCATTTCCATATAAAATTAATGCAATTAAATGCTTCATTGCGTTTTTTATATTTTCTTCATTAGCGTTATATGTTCCGCTCATTCCTTTTAATGTATCTACTTTTATCACTTGTTTCATTCTCCTAATTTTAATTACTATACTATACTATACAGAGAGGCTATATTTAGCCCCTCATTAGCCCCTAAATTAAACAGATTTTTCAATATAATATCTCTCATCCATTCTAGGAAATTTTTCTGTTAATTTTTGATAAGTTAAACCTTCTGGTAAATTTTCGGTTTGCTTTTCCAGTTTCCTTTGAAGCTCTTTTATTTCGTTGATTGTATCTTCAATTTTATTTAATTTGTTACCATTTAAAACAAATAATGCTTTTCTTCTTTGTTCGTTACGTTCTTTTGAAGCACATAAGCACCATTTATTGTTATGTTTGATTTGTTCAATATCAATAATCGGACATTTTTCACCATTACCGATTCTTAAATGGTTTAATTCAACATCATAACCATATTCTTTTAATATGCTTGTTTTAACTACTAGATAAGTTGAACTATAATTATCAGTTATATAAACGCAAACCTTTTTATATTTTAATAATAAATGCTCTTTTAATTTGTCTATATGTCTTTTCGTTAGTTTCTTTTTATCGTAATCTTTTAGAAATGAAACGACTATTTCCGCTAACTCATTTTCTTTTTTTTCTTGTTCATAATTTAATTTTGTTATTTCTCTAACTGTCATTAATCTTTGCATTTTTTCATTCTCCTATTTGAATTATCTATTAATATCTATTATCCACGATTTATTTTGCCCAAATCTTGCACTAGGTCTAGCTAATGAAGAATATTTAAATCCAACACTAAACCAACCATTAGCATAATTTTCGTTTTCGTCAGCAATCCAAAAACCAATAACTTCATCTTCATAGATTTCTTTTTTGTTTAATTCTTTGAAGCGTTTAAGAGCTTCATCTCTAGCTTCTTTTAAGGTTAAGTTTCTTACTTTTTCTTGATGATAATCAATCTCTGTAATATATGTCTTATCATTACCTAGTTTAATTGGAGTTTCAAATATCCAATCTAAAACCTTGTTTGCGTCTTTGTTATTATAATTTCTTGTGTAATCTTTCATTTTTTTACCTTTCTTTTAATTTAAAATGTTAGCGGACTCCCACCGCTCTTGCAATTTTTTTTCCTTGTTTTGTGATAATTACTAACACGTGTTAAAATATGTTTTAAACAAACTGTTCAAATAATGCAACAATTATTTTTAATTAATTTTTAAAATGTTAAAATTTCTTAATGTTTTTACAAGTTTTTAGGATAAAATAATTTAATATAATGTTCAATTAATGGCTGCTTTTTTGTGTTAATTATGTAAAGAAACACCATATACAAAAACAATAAGAAAGGTTTAAACTTTCCTCCCTCAAATCCCTTAACTTTTTCAGCTGCTCGCATATACGCATATATGAGAGATTCTTTTAATAATATATACTTATAATATGCACATATAAAAATATATATAGGGCGGGCGGTTTTGTAAGGTGGCATCGGGAGCTGATTTCTGTTTGTATAGTGTATTTAGACCCCCACCAACTTTTAAAAAATTTGACTTTGTGCTTTATAAAAATATTTTATTATTTTTCTTTACTTATATTACCTACAAAGTTATAAGAGTATTTATAAATACGGATTTTGTTTAATATCAATAATCGGACATTTTATTAATGGAAACAACACAATCAGTTTTCTCTAGACTTAAATCAGCAGATAACAAACAGCTGTGGGCATTTGCACAGGAGCTAGTAGCAGCAAATAAAAAAGTAGAGCGTCTAGAAAAAGTAAAGACCCCAAAAGAAAAGCCTATAACCAAACCAGCTATTATAGATTTAGAAGATAAAGAGGGATTGCGGCAAAAAGTATTAGAGCATTTGTTTGTAGAATCAGGTAAGGGTAACGCACAAGCGTCGGATAAACTAGCAAGGTTAGCAGGGTTAGGCGAGGAAACGCAAGATATAATTATTGAGATAGTAAACTACGATCCACCCAAGAAAGTGAGAAAAAAATCGACTACCAAAAAATAATAAAAATGTTACCACATCTTATTTATATGGAGTGTTTTATTTGTAAAAACTTTTTTTTTGTGTATGAAGAAGCAAACCTACCTGAAGGAGTAGGTGACCCAAAATTTTGCCCTTATTGTGGTACAGAGTTTGATTATGAGTTAGAAGTAGATGAAGTTTAAAAAAGGAATGAGAGTATTAGTAGAGTGGGAAGATATAGTAGCTGATCTACACAGCGAAGATGAAATAGAACCTATAGCAGCAGAAAGTGTTGGCTGGATAGAAAGCTTGACAAAAAGATTTATAAGACTTACAACTAGTAGGTATTTAGATGAAAGCAAAACAGCGGATAGGATAGTAATACCAATGGGGTGTGTTAAAAATGTCACAAAGATTTAAAAGCTGCGAGGAGTGTTGTTGCATAGATTCAAAAGATAACCCAATCCTTGAGGAGTTTGAAGGCGACACGCTTGTTAAATGTTTATGTATGATGTGTTATGCAGAAAAAATAGATGAAATTGAGAATTTTAATACGTAATGAAAATTCGTATTCCAACTATTGAACCTAGAGATTATCAAATACCCTTTCTTAAAGCATTTGATAGTGGTATACAGTATTCAGTTATATCGTGGCATAGACGAGCAGGTAAAGATGTAACCTCATTTAATGCTATGATCAAGCGTGCTATACAAACAACAGGTAACTATTACTACCTATTTCCAACAAGAGCGTGGGCACAAAGAGCATTGTGGGATAATATATGTGAATGGGCAGGGGGTAAAAAACTAATCGACCTTTTATGTCCGCCTGAAATAGTACGCAGAAAAAACAATTCAGACTTTTTTCTTGACTTAATTAATGGTAGTAGGATAAAGATTGATGGCACAGACAACCTGAACTTTGTCGGGCAAGGGGGTTCAGGGTATGTATTAAGTGAGTTCTCACTACACAAAGAGGAAGTATCAGGATTCCTTGCACCGATTCTAACAGAAGGTAGTGCATTTGTTATATTTAATGGCACACTACGAGGAAAATCAAATCATTTATGGAGATTATATGAAAATAATAAAGAAAATAAAAACTGGTTTACACAATGGTATCAGCTGGGGGATACGAAAACTGCGTATTGGGCTGGTAGCGGTATGGATATTAATCCAGAGCTTGCTGGTAAAATTAGTCCTTATGATGGAAAAGCTTATAAAAATATTCAAGAAGATGTTGACTCGGGTATAATATCCTATGCAATGGCTCGTCAAGAATACTTGAATGAAGCCATCTCTCAAGTTGAAAACTCTTACTATGGTCACGAGCTTGAGATTTTAAAAAATGAAGATAGGTATGGTAATATACAAATTAGTTCTTCTCCTGTATATACTTTTTGGGATTTGGGCACTAGTGATGCTACAGCCATAGTTTTTGCACAAATTATAGATGGTAAACCTATTATAATAGATTATCACGAGTCTAGTGGTAAAAAAATTGAAGATTATGCAATAGTGGTAAACAGCAAAGGGTACAAGTATGGAGGTCACTTTGCACCACACGATGTATCCAAACGTATGTTATTTGGAGATTTAGTATCTACAGCAAAAGAAGTAGGTATAGATTTTAGACGTGTACCCAAAACCAACTCGGTATTACAAGATATAGAAATATGTAGACGTAAACTACGAGAAGTATACATACACGAAAGATGTGAAGAACTGTTAGAGCATTTAGAACATTACAGAGAGGGAAGTAGCGGTCGACCTTTACACGATCAACACTCTCACGCAGCAGATGCTTTTAGAACTATGGTTATGAGTATACATTTAAATCTCGTGCAACCATATTTAACTACAGGACAACAAATAAAATTACCAAATAAAGTAGGGGAGGCGGAAAAATATGTTGACTGGGACACCGATACAACTAGCGAAAAGCCGTTATGGAAAAGATTTCGAGAGTCTGATGGCTTTTTATCTGACACACGGAGTAGTGTATAGTGATGACAGAATTTTTGTTATGGCTATAATGCACAATAAAGATGCGTTATTAAAAAATAGTAAAAAAGAACTTGACAAACTAGACTGCTGGTATATACATTATGCGGCAGGAGATATATTACGCCTATTTGAAATCGCACCTTATGAAATGGAATGGGCTATATTTGAGCGAGGAGAGGATAAACCTCTTAAATGTTACAAAATAGATAGGATAAGGAGATTAGTTTATGGGCGGAGGAGGAAAGAAAAACCCACCACCACCACCAGTGGTTAAACCACCACCACCAGTTGAAGAAATTTCTGCAGCAACTATTGCACCAACTATTGTTCAAGAACAAGCTAGACAACAAGCAGCAGGAGCATATACAACTAAAGGTCAAAAATTAGGTGCTAGTGGTCAAGTACTAGGAGCTGATCCAAAACAATTAGCTACTGTCGCTCAAGCAACAGGTGGATTTAAAGAACAAAAAACACTTGATAAAATGGATTATATAAGAAATGTTGCAGACTTTTCAGATCTTAAAGCTTTTGGAACTGGTATGAGTCAAGCAGCACTTATAGCATCAATAAAAAATAAAGATTATCAAGGTAAAGGTGCTTTTGGTAAAATTCAAAATAAAGCATATCAAGAATATATTAAAGAAGTAGAAAAAGCAAATAAAGCTAGAAAAAAACTTAATCAATCACCAAGTATGACAATATAATGGATATATCATCTTTAATTCAAATGTATAAACGAGAAAAGTCTAGTTCTGAACGAGCTAACTTTGAAAACCTTTATGAATCAGCAGCAGATTTTTGTAATCCTAGTGCAGATAATATTCAAAGTAAACGTTCAAAAGGACAGCGAGATGATGTTGAAAGAATTACAGATATAGGTATAAAAGCAAGACGTATGTTTACTGCTGGTATGATGTCCCATTTATTTCCACAAGGACAAAATTGGATTCGTATTGTACCTACAGATAGAGATTTAATGTTAAATGATAATGTTGTTCGTGCATTATCAAGCACAACTAAAAAATTTATAAGAGCTATAGAAGATTCTAACTTTTATGAAGAAATGGGTCAATGTATAGACCATTGTGGATATATAGGTACAACAGCATTATATTGCGAGCCATCTCCAAAACGTATGCTTAACTTTCGTTCACACTATATTAATCAATTTTATTTTTGTGAAAACTATTTAGGAGAAGTAGATACAGTTATTCGTGAGTTTAAACTTACAGCAAGACAAGCAGTACAACAGTTTGGAGAAGATTGTCCACAAGATATATTTGATTTAGCACAAAACCCATCTACATCATCAAAAGAATTTTCTTTTATACATATAGTAATGCCAAGAAGTGACTTTAAATTAGGGTCTACAGATAAAAAAGAAAAGCCTATCGCTTCCTACTATATATCACTTACTGGTAATAAGTTAGTTATGGAGTCAGGATTTGATGAAATGCCTTATTCTGTAGCAAGATTTTATAAAACAAACTATGAAAAGTATGGTCGCAGTCCAGCAATAGAAGTATTTTCTACATTACCATTAATTAATCGTATGGAAGTATCTCGTATTCGTGGTGCAGAAAGAGTATCTAACCCCCCGTGGTTAGCTCCTAATGATGGTAGTGTAAGAAGAATATCTAATAATTCAGGCTCGATAATATATTATAATGCAGGTAATCCATTATCTAAACCTGAACAGTTAAGACCTATGGATAATGTAATAGTTAATGATCAAATGATACAAAAAAAAGAACAAGAAATATTAGATGCTTTTTATGTACCATTATTTAATCCATTAATGGATAAACAAAATATGACTGCATTTGAATCACAAGAAAGACTTAACCTTTCTTTACAGTTTCTTACTCCTGCAGTTAATCGTGTAAATAAATATTTTGTAACACCAATATTAGAACGTGCTTTTGGTATTATGTTAAGAGCTAATATGTTTCCTGAATTAGAAATAGATGAATTATCATCAGCAAGTCTTGAGTTTGATTTAGTTGGTAAAGCATCTATAGCATCAAGACAAATGGAATTATTTGGTACAATGACTGCTATATCGCAAATGTCACAAATAGCACAACTTAATCCTGAAATATTTGATAATGTAAATGTTGATAAAACTGCTAGATTTATTCAAGAAGTAAATATGATGCCAATAGATTTACAACTTTCAGAAGAACAAGTACAAGAAATAAGAAATGGTAGAGCAGAAGCTGCTGCTGCACAACAACAAGCAGCACAAGCACAAGCATTAAGTGATGCTTATGTGAAAACAACTAAAGCACCTGAACAAGGTAGTGGTGCAGAATTTATTCAACAAATAGTTAATCAAGGAGCAGAAGAAAGTTAATGGACATAATTGATAAAGTTACCTACGATTTTGAGTGGGATAATGAGAAGGATTTATCAGAAGAAACTAGACGAGCTTTTGTAAACCTTTTTGACACATCAAATAACGACTCATTATTAGTAGTAAATTTTTTAATAGGTATTTGTAAGTGGCAAGATCAAACAGAATATAATGATCCTGTTATAGAGGCAAAGATGAATGCGTTACGAAATGTAATATTAAGTATTAAAAAACAAATAAATATGAAACCCATAGAGGAGGTCACTAATGAGTGAAGAAGAAGTAGTAGAGTCTACTGAAGAAGTAGTTGAAGAAGTTGCAAAGGAAGCACCTGCAGAAGAATCATCAACATCATTTGTTGATAGTATGTTATCTCAAATTGATAATGAAGATATTAAATCTGCAGGATTTTGGAAAAATCTAGAAGGTAAAGATGCTAACGAAGTTGGAAAATATATTAAAGAACTTCAAAGTTTTGCTGGTAAAAAAGGTGATATTCCAAAGTCAGATGCTTCGGATGAAGAATGGTCTGCATTTTATCAAAAACTTGGTCGTCCTGAAAATCTTGAAGGATATGATTTTACCATTGGTGATGAGTTTGCAAAAATTGTTGGAGAAGATTCAGCACCTTTTTTTGAAAAAGCAGTAGAAGGATTTAAAGAAAAAGCATTTGAATTAGGTGCTAGTGCTGAAAAAGCAGAAGAACTAGTTAATTGGTATCTTGGTATGGTAGCAGAAGAACTAGAACAATCATCCGCATCAGTTAAAGAAGCTGATGAAGAAATGGACAAAGAACTTCGTTCACAGTGGGGTGATGAATATGATGGTATGATGAATGGTGTTATAGCATTACTTAAAAATAATGGTATGCCTGAAGAAAATTTAAAGTTTGCTATTGATACAGGATTGCTTAAAGACCCAGCATTAGCTATAACATTAGGTAATATTGCTAGTAAATTTTCAGATGACCCTGAAATAGGACATCATCAAACTAATACTATGGCTGGAGTTCGTGACCAATTAGCAGAAGTTAATATGGAAATAGCAGATTATATTAAAAAAGGTACTAAAGTGCCACCACATATAGCACAAAAACGTCAAGACTTAATGAATAAGTTAGGTGATAATTTATAATATTTTTTGCTTGACATATAATACGTACTTATAGTAAGGATTTATTAACGAAAGGGACAACCTATTTAGACCCCTGTAAGTTATCGTCAACCTAGACGTTAAATAGCAGGCAAGACCTCCTTGTGAGATAATCAGAGCCGATTAGTCGTGCTGTTAATTCAGCGTTAATTATTAATTAGCCAAAACAAGGAGATAATAAAATGGCTTCTACAAGTATAACTACTGCGTTTGTTAAGCAGTATGGTTCAACTTTAGACTTACTATCTCAAACTATGGGTGGAAAATTCACAGGCACTTGCCTTGAAGAATCCATTGAAGGTGAAGAAAAGTATTATGATCAATTAGGTTCAGTAATTGCAAATGAAGTTACTGACAGATATGCTGACTCACCTGAAAACGACATTACTCACGCTAGACGTAGAGTTGTCGCTACATCTTATGATGTTGGTTTGATGTTAGATAAGTTCGATAAAGTTCAAATGTTGGTCAATCCTGAATCTGAATATGTACAACAACAGGTTCACGCATTGAATCGTAAAAAAGATATTGAGTTCATCAAAGGTGCATTAGGACAAGCTCAAACAGGTAAAACAGGTTCTGTTGCTGCTAATCTTGGTGCTGCTAACAAAGTTGGTGCTGCAGGTGCAAGTATGACTTTATCTTTATTAGGTCAAATTAAAGAAAAATTCCAATCTAATGGAGTTGATTTAGATGACCCAATGAACAAAGCATATATTGCAATTAGTCCTAAAGTTCTTAACGATATGTTACAAATTGATAAATTAACAAGTTCTGACTTTAACTCTATTAAAGCTTTAGTAGGTGGAGATATTAACTCTTTCTATGGCTTTGAGTTTATTGTTACTAACTTGCTACCATTTATTAATTCAGCAGATAGCGTTGCTAACTTATCTTGGTCTGCAACTACAGATGCTCCAAATGCTGTAGGTTCAGGAACTGCTGACTTAAGAGGTTGTATTGCTTATGTTAAATCAGGTGTGCGTCAGGTTACTAATCCTTCTATTCAAACAGAAATTAGTAAGCGAGATGATAAACGCTTTAATTACTATGCTTACTCTTGTATGAGAACAGGTGCTGTTCGTATGGAAGAAGAAAAAGTAATTCAAGTATTGTGTGACGAAAGTCCGTAACCATAGGGGGAAATTAAAATGGCGAATCAAAATTCAACACAAATAACTGCTGTCTATGGTACAAGTACTGATGCTATTACTGCATCTAGTCCTAAAGATGGAGCTGATAAAGTATTTGATGCAACATCTAACAGTGGTGCTGTTAAAACTGCAAAGTTTGACTTCAATTCAGCTTCTGCTGCTCAAGATACATTTCGATTAACTGTACTTCCAAAAGGTGCGGTTGTTCTTAATGCAACTCTACAAACTAGTGCAGCTTTAGGTGGGGGAAGTAGTACAAGAGTCAATTTCTTTATTGATGATGTACAAATCGGAACTCACGATTCTATGGGTGCTATAAACTCGGGTGCTGTTCAAGTGCATTCAGGGTGGGATCAAGCACCTGTAGCTGCTACAGGAATAGGTCTTGTTACTCTTGTAGTAAGTGATGCAAACACAGTATCAGGTTCAGTTGACTGTACAGGTCAAATATTCTACTACGTAGACAACTAAAAAGTAATTCAGTAGGCATCTAACTACCTTCTCTGTTAGTGTAAGTCCTACATTTTTTTAAGGAGCAATATGACAAAGATTGATATATGTAATCACGCTTTGCTTAAAATTGGAGCGAGTAATATTGCTTCTCTTGACGTAGATCAAAATACAGATAATGCAACAGTACAAAGTGCAAAGCTTTGTAATATTCTTTTTGATCAAGCACTAGAAGAAGTATTAAGAACTTATCGTTGGAATAGTGCATTAAAAAGAGCAACTCTTTCTAGACTTACAGAAACCCCAGCTTTTAAATGGAAATATAAATATCAGCTTCCAAATGATTGTGTACGAGTATTAAATGTATATGATGAATCAGAAGCATACGATGATAGAACAGAATATGTTGTAGAAGGTAGAACTATTCTTTGCGACTATGACCAAGTATTTTTATGTTATGTTTCTAAAGTAGAAGATGTTAACACATTAGATGCTTTTGTAACACAATGCGTTATACAAAATTTAGCAATAAAACTTTCTGTTCCTATGCAGCTAGACCAAGTTATGCAAAATAATTTAATCAAAGAATATAATGATGTAATTCTTCCTATGGCTAGAAGTGTTGATACATTAGAAAATAAATATTGGGAAATGGAAGAAAGTGATTTTATTTTATCAAGATATAATGAAGAACCAATAATCTAATGGCTATTAATTACACACAAGCTTTTAATGCAGGAGAAGTATCTAGAAAATTAGATGGTCGTAATGATTTAGAAGCATATAAAACTGGTTGCAGAGATTTAGATAATTTTTTTGTATTACCACAAGGCGGTGTAGAACGCAGAGCGGGATCAGAGTTTATTCAGTTTACAGGAACAGATGGATCAAATCCAGCTAGAATAATAGAGTTTGATTTTTCTAGTGATGTATCTTATGTAATAGAGTTAGGTACAGATTATGCTAAAGTACATTATACACAAAGCGGAACTGACTTCGTAGTTAATGTTACAGAAACAGATAATATTAATTATACTACTACAGAACTTCGTCAAATACAATTTAATCGTAGATTTGATACATTAATACTTACTTGTCCTACAAAAGAAACAATGGTATTTAAACGCACAACTATTGCTCCTACATTTACTATAGAAAAAATTTCATATACATATCCACCATTAAGGGAAGAAAATATTACTTCTACTACTATTGATGCTAGTGCTGCATCAACAAGTGCTTTTTCAGGAACTAATATTTTATTAGCTAGTAGTGCAATATTTTTTAAAGGTCACGAAGATTCAACGTGGGGATTAGAACATATAAGAGATGCAGATAAAAAAGAAATATCTGATACAAGAACAGCTGGTGGTGAAGATGCTAACAGTAGTAATTTAGATGTTAGTTTTTCTAATTGGTCTTTTACAACAGATGGAACTTGGAAAGGCAGTTTAGTTATTCAAAGAAGTTTAGATGGTGGAAATTTTGATAATTATGTAGTTATAGGAGATACTACAGGAGGTGTAGCAAGAAACTTTACATATGCTTCAACAACACCTGAAGATGGTAATACTCGTATAAGAGCAAAATGGATATTAGATAGTGGTACACAAGATTTTAAATTTAGTTTAGAAACAGATAATATTTATCATAAAGGATTAGTAAAAATTACTTCAGTTGCAGGGGCAGATGTTGTTATAGGAACTGCTGCTTTAAGTTCTAATACTGTTACTATAGATACTTCATCTGCTCACGGATTATCTACAAATGATTATGTGTTAATTAGTGGATTAGGATTTTCAACAACAGACCCTAATGGTATACACCAAATAACTGTATCAGATTCAGATACATTTACATATGCTTTAACAGGTGCAAATGAATCATATACAGAATCTTCAAGCTCTATAATAGAAGCTACATCAAGAGCAAGTGCAACTATAGTTTCAATGATAGCTGGTATAGATGATACGTCTGCAAATCCTGCAGCAACTGTACATTGGGCAGAAGCATCTTTTTCTACTTATCGTGGATTTTCTCCAGCATCAGAATTTTTTGAAAATAGATTATGGCTTGCAGGTTCTAAAGATGAACCAGCAGATTTATTTGGAAGTAAGTTTAATGAAATATTTAGCTTTCTTGTAGGTACACTTTCTACAGATGCTATTAAACGAACAATAGATTCTCCTGAAGAACCAAAATGGTTGGAGGGTAAAAGATATTTATTTTTAGGAACAGCAGGAACAGCAGTATCAATTCGTTCAGCCAATAAAGATGCTTTAATTACACAAAGTAATATTACTACATTAACTGAAAATGCTTATGGATCAGCAGCATTGCAAGCAGAAATAGCAAATGATGTTATTATTTATGTACAACGAGATAAATTAAAAATTAGAGAATTAGTATATGCACAAGGAGAAGATACATTTGTAGGTAATGATTTAAATTTAATTAGTGAAGATGTAACAGATTCAGGTGTTGCAGAAATGTTTGTTCAAAAAGAACCTAATCAATTAATATGGTGTATTAAAGAAAATGGCGATGCTTGTGTTATGACATATGAAAGAGGTCAACAAGTTAAAGGTTGGGCAAGAATTACAACAGATGGGGAATATTATAGTGCTGCAGCTATAAATGATTTAGGAGAAGATATAGTATGGGCTTGTGTAAAAAGAGATACAAAATACTGTATTGAAAAATTTCATTTGCGTAAAGATTTAAATTGGTATGTTGATGGTGGTGTTCAAATAGATTATTCTTCTTTGTCATATTCAAATGTTACTTTAACATTAAGTGGTAGTACAAATGATCAAAAATTTACTTTTCCCAAAAGTTCTGCTAGTGGATTATCTGCTGATGATATAATTAAAGTATCTAATTTAACTGCTATTCCAATATTAAATAATAAAACATTTAAAATTATAGTAGATGATGTTGATTCAAATTTATGGAGATTAGTAACAATAGGTACTACTAATGAGATAAGACCTCCATCAGGAACTTCTAATACAACATATACAGTATCTGTAAAAAAAGTAGTTAATACACTTACTGGATTAAGTCATTTAGAAGGTAAAACTGTACAAGTAATAGGTGATGGTAATTTTATAAAAGAAGAAGAAGTATCAAGCGGACAAATAACTACAGATGAGTATTATAGTACTTTATTAGCAGGATTAAAATTTACATCAACATTACGACCTATGCCTATAGAACCAGTATTAGCGGGTAGGTTATCACAATCAAGAGTAAAAGCAGCAGCTAAAATTATAGTTAGATTTTTTAAAACAAAAGGTGCAAAAGTTGGAGAAGCTGGTAGACAATTAACTACTTATAATGTAGTAGACACACAAGACCCTGCTGGACAATCAATAGAACTTAAAACAGAACAACAAAGATTTTTTGTTGCATCAGACTATGAAAAAGAAAAACTTATTGAAGTAAGTCAAGATTTACCTTATTCTATGACTGTGTTAAGTATTGCATCGATCGTAAACGTGGAGGGAATGTAATGGCTTTACCAGCAGCAGCAGCAGTAGGAATACAAGCAGGAGCATCAATACTTGGTGGTATTTTTGGTAGAAAATCAGCTAAAAAGAAAGCAAGAGCAGCAAGAGCTATGGCACAATATAATGCTAGTGTTGCAAGAATGAACGCAGAGTCTGAAGCACAAGCTATAGAAAGTCAGGAAAGACGATTAACTAAACAACAACGTGAACTACAAGCACAACAAGAAATGAGTGTAGCAGGTAGAGGTGGAGTTTTAGCAGGCGGAGATTTACTTTCATTTTTAGATCAAGCACAAGAAATGCAATTAGATAAATTAGAACTTATAAGACAAAGAGATTTAGCAACTATAAGTGGTGAAAATAGAGCTAGAGGTATTATTTATCAAGGAGAACAACAAGCAGCCGCAGCTAGAGCAGAAGGTAGAGCAGCTATGACTCAAGGTATATTAGGTGCAGCAGGTTCTATAGCAGGTGGGTTTGCTTCAGGAGCTTTAAAGTTTCCAACTAAACCAGTTATAGGTGGTAGTACAATC